TGCCTTTCGTTTCATCGTCATTGAATGTGACCGCTTGAGCGTCGACAAAATGCACGGGCGCAAAATATGTCCTTTCATAATCGGACTCATAGACATCGGGCTTGTAGTTTGTGAGCTTATTCTCGATAGCCTCGCATAAGTCGGCAAGAGCTTCTCTCAAATTAGCCTTGCCCGCCGTGCTATTCTTTTTTACTTGAACTCCGACAAGTAAATACATATCCAAAGTGCCTTTATTTGCAAAAGCAGAATCGTCTTCAAGTCCTATGACCTCGCGTGAATCCGCGCCTGACAAAACACCGACAAAAGGAAATTGATAGGTATTCCATTTATCTAGCATTACTTGGTCATAGACTTTAACTCCACTCATTGTGCGAAGTCTATCTGTTATGGATTTGATCGCCGCTGACTCTCTTGCCATTGTTGTATTCCGTTTATGACTTGTTGTTTTATATCGCTTGCGAACTTGGTATCATTTCGAAGTCTATCGACTGCAGGATTAAAGTACGGGCGGGCTGGTATGTTTACGCCGCCTTTCTTTTCGACTCCAAGTGCAAGCCTTTTGAAGTATGGCTGTTTTGTTTGATAGAATTTAGCCCAAAAGAATTGTGCCATAACATAAGTTGACTTATTCATCTTTCGACCGCTCTTGCTTTTAATTACGGTCACGGGAGTAGCCTTTATGAAGCCACCAAATTCATGAATAGCCGCGTATTTTATGCTTGACCCGTATTCTACTTCGAAGTTATCACCATTTTGCGAGACTCTGAAAACATTTCCGGGCTGACCTTTTGCAAAACTTCGGAAAAGAGCACCAGAGTAAGTTGTTAGCTTATCGCTCTTCGATGGTGCTATCCTATCGGCTTGACCTTGGAAGTTCATATTAGCTCCGATATACGCCTGCATGACAAAAGGCATGCGCTCCAAGCTCTTCAGAATAACAGGCCGTAAAATGCCCTTTAAAGCTTCGCTATTAATCATTATTACACCGTTGGTATAACGAACTGCGCAAAGTACTTATGCCATCCTATATCGGTTTTGAGTGATTGGCTAACTGTTTGACCCGCGCCGCCTGTAGCGACGGAGTTAAGTCCGAACCAATTACCACCTTGAGGACTTTGCTTATATGCAAGAGCTACCATTTCGGCTATTCCTTGCAAGATTGTATATGGCATTGACGCATCACTGAAGCCCGTCGTAAGCGTCGCCTTAAATTGTCCATTTGTCTTATCACGAAAGACAATGTAATTAGCATACGGCTCGGCATTCCATGCATAGTTACCCGCGTCGAAGTTCGCATAAGTTGCAAACTCATTTTCGCGCCACTGCAAAGCCGTAAGAGCCGTGTTAGCATTGTAAGGGATATATTTCCACGAGTGATTAGCTTCGAGGCCGCGTTGAGCCTTTGAGGCGTAAAATTGGTAATATATCGTCCCACTACGGAGAGGCTGACCGCAATAGCCTTCAGCCTCTACATAGCAAGTTGTTATCAGGTCATCAAACCAAGTATACAGCGCCGTATCCTCGGAGGTCGGATCGCCATTAACTTCCAAATTAAGAAAGGTCATGAGAGCATTAAACGCCCTCGGATTTGCGCTTGTATATGGCATGGTTATTTACCTGTTTTCTTTGTTTCTACTTTCGGCGCGGGCTTTGCATCTTTCGCCTTGCCTTGTTTAATAAGAGCCTCGGCAATCTCGGCAGGGAGAGAAGTCTCATACCCTGCCGAAACACCTTTATACGGCTCGATTAGAATTACATCTACGAGCATAAATCACCTAATTAGGTTGTTGAAGTTTTGAGAACACCGATAGCACTTGGAGCTGGGAATGCGAAAGCAACGCGCTCAACAACTTCGATACCTTTTTGATGAGTGCCACCCAAACCAGTCGCGCCGAAATACTCTTTGTATTCGTTAACTGTTACATCCTCGCGGATACCCATTACAGTGAACTGATTCCAATCAGCATAGAATGCAGATGCTGTATTCGCTGCACTTGTTGGGAAGAGTGCATCTGGTACTACGTGCATCGGGCGGCCTGTTGGTGTGAAGTATGAATTACCTGCAAGAGCTGTTAAGCCGATTGATGTAATTTCGATAGGGCGCACCATGTCAAAGATCGGTCGGCTTCCGCCTGTTTCTTTCATCAAAAATCCGAAAACTGACTGAGGCACTACAAAAGCACCATTTGCACCAACGCCGGAATTTACACCGAGGCGCAAGTTCCAAAGGTCAGTCCATGAGATTTCGCCGAATGTATCTTTACCAGAGTTATTAGCACCACCTTGGCGAACTACTGTAGTTCCGGAGACACCTGTTAAGCCTGTAAAGTTTGGAGCTGTACCATTACCATTGAAAAACTGCTTGTCTTCAGTTTCGGCAAGAGCTCGGCCAAGACCATTCACTACATAATCCAAGAATGCAGGGGTAGCATCTTGAAGTTGCTCTTCGGATATAATAGCACCGGCTACAATCTTACGGGCTGTAAGTTGAGTCGCTGTAAAGAAGTTAGTTGAGTCAGTCAAAGTCAAGCCAGAACCTTCAGCAACTACCGCGCCTGTGAACGCGCCACTTGATACCAAGTTTTCAGTCTTGCCTCTCATTGGATAGATCTTCGCGAGTGCTCTTGCATATCCGTACTGATCTGCAAAAGACATGATCTCTTCTACCCAAAACTGAGGAACCGCCGCGCCACCTTGTGCTGCTGTACCGGTATTAAAGTCAGCTCTTGTGATGTACTTTTCGTTTGCTTTGCGTGCGATATCGTCTGCTTGTCCTTCGCGGCCTTTGTGAACTGCAAGAATATAGTCAGCTACGACGCGAGCTTGGTCACGGCGTGCATCATGATCTGCTTTGATTGTTACAAAGCCATTGTTACTTGATGGCTTTTGTGTGCGAAGTTGATCGGCTACTTTGCGGTCAACAACTTCTTTCAGTTGGTCTTTTGTTACGATAATGTTTTCCATTATGCAATATCCTTAGATTAAATTAAGTAATTCGTCTGTATTGAGTTTTTTAGGCATGTTCAAAGTAATTGAACGGCCTTCGCTAGCTACTGCAGACTTGATAATCTTGTAGCCATTTTGAATCATATCCATACCTTCATTGATTTGCGCTTGTGTTGAAGCTGCAATTTTCTTACCGACGCGAGTTTCAGGTGCTTTGTATCCTTCTTCTACTACCTCAACTGGAGGCTCTGCAGCTTCGGGAGCGGGTGCAACTTCAGGCTCTACAACGGCTGGTGCTTCGCCTTGCAAAACTGCTAGCATAGGAGGAGCGCCTGCAGTGATAAAAGCGTTTACGGATGCTTCGGCTTCTTCAGGTGAAAAGCCGAGATTAATTACCTCATTAACAAACGCTTCCTTGATTGCCGGAAGAAGTTCGTCTTTGATCTTTTGCTCGATCTCTGGGGTTAACATTCTCTTTTCCTTTTTGTATTTATTGATTGAATCTTGGAGTAAAGTCTTCATAGATTTCTTAAGCAAAGCTTGACGATTTGCAGGAACTGATACGACGCTAAATTCTACAAGCTCGGACTTTGTGTAAATAGTTACCTTTTGCCCGTCGATTGTTTTCTCTTCGTATTCTTTTGGAATGATACCAACTGATACGGCTTTTACATATCCGGCATTGATAAGCTTGTTAAGCTTCTTGCCTTCTTCAGTAATACACTCGATTTGAATTGTAGCTTCTAGGTTTTCGCCATTCATTGCAAAGCCTAAGCAGCGACCGATAGGCCACTGATCCGAGTCATGTTGAGCTAAGACTATGGGATTATTTAGATATGCTGTATAGTCGATTCCACTTGGAACTATGATAGTCCCATACCGGTCAACTTCGGGAGTCGATACTACGAATGTATAGAGATCATTCTCTTTCTCTTCGTATTCCTTTTCGTAGCCGTCCCTGACTTGCAGGTTTAGCTCGCGTGTTATTAAATTCATATTAAACCTTTATTTTTATTGCTTTTCAACTGGGAATAATTGACATCTGCAGTTCACTGCATTTGAAGCGCTTAGTCCACTACCAAGCGGGCGCTTCGCTTTCTCGGTTTTGACTTCAATGATATTGCCATCTTTATCGCGAACTTCGGTCACTACCGTAAAATATCCGTCCGCGCCTTGAGTCGAGCCTTCCAAAGCAGCATGAGCGGGTCTTACGCGGCCGTCTCTTTGTGTTAGCCATACCATCTCAAAACCCTCATCTTTGTACACGGCGTATTGCATTCCGCTTGTCACATTTGCGGCGGTCGTATTTGCAATCGCACGCGCTCTGCTTGTTTGAAGTGAGTCGAATTTGGTATTCAGGATCTTAAAAAGCTCTTCTTTATCCTTACCGGCGTTTGCAGTGAGAGTCGCTTGTACTTCTTGCTTGATTACTCCGATAGAATCTCGGATTTGAGCGCTTGACTCTTCGACCAAGGCGATAACCTCTGCAGTCGGAGGCACGCTACCCTCGATTGCAAGAGTCGCATAGAGTTCGGTAGCTACTTGATTTGCAGCCTCTGCTATGATTGCATCGTATTCCGCAAGGTCTTCGGATGAAACATCTACAGTTGCAAGAGTCAACACGCCGTCATCTGCAAGCTGAAAGACTTGCTCTTTGATTTGAGCTATGATCATCTCAATTACATTCTCGAGGCTACCTGCATTCGCTTCAGTTATCCCGTCGAAGTTTCTCCAAAAGAGGTCCTTTGCATCGGCTGTAACGATAGGTAGCTTAGGATTTGCCCTTGTTAAGAGTTTTCGAGCCGCTACGGGCACGGGAGCGGGGTTAACGGCCATGTTAAGCGGGACAAAACCATTAGCAATAAGCGGCGTATTGCCTTCAGGAATCGGATCGTATCCGCGCTCGCCTCTTGCATCGTTAATTGTCTTGATTCCCCACTTAAGCTCGAACTCTTCTTGCCTCATATCAGCGTCGGGATCTGCATATTCATACGGCTGCGCTTGGATGAGTACATCCTCTTCCCATCTACGGAAATGGCGTGTAAACTCTTCGGCAATGTACAAAGCTTCGGGGTCTATTGTGTTTTGTCTAAAGATTGCAAACTGAACCTCTGCAGTCGCTCGGTTTTGGAATGACCCATCAAGCATACCAGGAGGCACGCCGAAGACTTGAGATATTTGCGCTCTTACATCTTTACTAACAGAGTCATAGCCTACCGATAGCTCGCCTTTCGGTGGTAATTCTAATTGCATACCACCACCAAGCAAAGCGCGGAGCTTGTAATCCGGTAGCTCTTCATTCCAAGCGCTTTTCAGCTTTTGCCACTCGTCTTGGTCAAACCTTTCGGGGAACTTCGCAATAAGTGGCGGAACTGTATTATTAGCGAACAATCGAGCTAAGTACGCTGATACCTCGCGGTCTATATTTGCATATTCCAAAGCGGCGGAAACAAGACCAACGCCGAAGATATTCATACCGATTATCTCTTCAGGACGCGCGGCGGGGTGGAGCTTCGCAAGGTGAATAATCTCCTTTTCAGGTATGGCTATATTACCCTCTTGCGCGGATTGATAGACATACCCATCAATGAAGTTATTCTCGCCTTTAATGACTCGCATTCTTGTCGGATTTAATACCCACATTTGAAGCGGTACTCGGTAGCCGTTTGTCGGAGTCCATATAAACGCATTGCCATTTATGCTAAGCCAGTTTTCAATATATCCAAAGACTTGCGAGCGTGTAAAATACGGATTAGGATTTGAGAGTAGTTCGTTAGTCCAATGACCGCGACCTAGTTCCTCTTTCTCATAGTTCTGCTCTTTGTATGCATCGAACTTGATACCGCTCAAAGCATTCGCTCTATGCTGAAGGCAAGCGAAGACCGTCCCTCGAAGAGAGGCGCTTAACTCATTACCGACTTGAGTCGCACCAATATTGCGAGTACCACCCGACCGAATATACGGTCTGTCGTTTCTTCGCGGTGCAACTGCGCTCGCGATTCTATCTCTAAGTTGGTCAAGTAGACTCATACATATATCTGGGGTGTTTTGCGAATAGCGTTGAAGGCATAACCCAACGCGTCAATAAAGTCATCATGCTTGTCTTGCGGAGTGCCCGTAAACGAAAGCAGCTCCTCGGTAAATTCCGGATTGATATGAGGGACATGATAGACAAGGCCTTGCTCATATCTTGCCTCGACTGGCTGAAAGCGAATAACCTTGTCTCTATCCGCTCTCACACCTACGACATTCATCTTAGTATTTCTTTTCAGCTCTTGCACCATCCAAGCTTGCGCCTGATTTGATTCGACTGCTACGACTCTTGCATTCCATCTTTGTTCGGCTGACATGATCTTACGGCCTATCTCTTGGAACTGCGCTCTAAAATGATCGGCCTCAACTACAACTACCTCGCCATCTTTTGTCGTGCCTATTACAACGATTGCCGTATAGTCTGCAGTCTCTTTTTGGCTAATTGCCAAATCCACTCCAATGTAATACGCTGTACATTCTTGGCCATTTGTAGTGCGTAACCATTCGCGCTTGATCTTAGCCGCCGATCTATCGACATATTCTGCAAGAAACTCTTGCGCGAAAACCAAAGAGGGTAGTAGCTCCTTTTGCCTATCAACTTCGCTTATCTTAATTTGCCCGCCGTCGTATGTCGAGTAGTGAAACGACTGCCAATCTTGCATCGTTTCGCTTAGCTGATCTAATTGCCAAAAGTGATTCTTACCTTTCGGCGTTGAGAAAAAATACGCATCTCCTTCATAATCTGCTAGCATCGGAGATAGCACAAAGTTCCAATCGTCTTCAGCATTTGGGCAGTGAGCCCACTCATCGCAAATCACTCTATGAAACTTATTGCCTCTTAAGCCATCCGCGCGGTAAATACCCTGCAAAACCAATGTACTACGGCCTAGTTTAATCTGGCCTTGTTTGTAAGTTGCACCAAGCGGTGCAAAGAAATTTTGTGCCTCGGTTTCTCTTCCTGAGAGTTCGGTGTATGAGGGCGCGGTATAGAGAACATACGACCCATCAACTTCAAGCATTTTCTCAAGGGCCAAAGCAAAAGCCAGATAAGACTTCCCAAAGCGACGGCCGCACCTAACAACATTAAAGCGCTTCCTATTCCGAAGTATCTCAAGCTGTTTATCATGCGGTTTTATCCGTATCACTGTATCCATTTTGCGAACCCCACTCTATTATCATTTTGCCTTTCTCTGCTACTTGATTATCCATGTGAGATAACAACTCCATTAGCAGTTTCATTGCAGTAATATCCTCTTTCAGCAAGATCTTTTTATGAATCAGCATTTCGATTATATCACCAGCTACGGTTTCTTTTGTTTTGCCGGGCTTTGATAGCTCTTCAGCTGCCATCTTTGCAAGATCTTTCACATACACGATGCTACCCTTTGGCCTACCATTTCGATTGATACGCTCGGGCTTGTCTCTGAAGCTATGTCCTTTTAGATTATCAGCGCCTGCCATAATACACTCCCAAACCTAATCCAATACCAAGAGCACCAACTACCCAGCTCCAATTATTCTCGGTCACTACTTCAGTCGGCAAAGTAATTACCTTAATTGAATCAGGGCGCGGTCTGTAAACAAGTGAGAAGTGCCCCTTGCGATTTGCATAAGCAAAAGCCATATTGATTGTATCGCGAGTCGCAGTTATTACCGAATCGCTTTGAGCTACAAAAGCAGTATCTCCGCAAGGGATTTCAACAGGGCGATCTAGGAAATAAACTGTATCGCGATTGCGTATCATTACCGACTTCGTATGTACTGAATCTCTAATCGTTACAGGGCGTTCTAAAACTTCGACGCGAGTGATTGTATCAGTTACTCTTTTTTGACTCGTACGGCCTACATGAAGCCCCGAAACAAAGCCGATAATTAAGAGCACTGCAAGAATAACCATCGCATTTAGTACATCATTGAATCTCATTGTACTACTCCATTCTCAATGAAGAGATTATCTACCATGCCATTCTCTTGAATGATTGCAAAACCGTGATTGCTATTTGAGTGAGGCATATAGTTTTGTCTTAGCTTGCAGAGGCATCCCGTTGTATAAGCCTTGTAGAATTTACCGTCCAAGCTCTTGATAGATGCAAAAGAAGTACGGTGCACATGACCCATCACTACATTAGCCGCCGCTTTCAGAATCAAAGCGCGGGCGGGATTTACGCCGCCGCTTACTTTCATCTCATGACCATGCACTATGTAGGTATTTTCTATTTTCATAAATTGCGTAGATTCAACAAAGCGTATTCCAAGCTCGTCAAGTTTTAGTAGTTGGCGGTAATGAATAAGCTCCGCAACCGCGTCGGCTTTTGCCATTAGATACCGTTCTAATCGGTCTTCATGATTGCCAAGCTTAAAGTAGATATTTTGCTCTTTAAATTCCGAGCGAAGACCTTCAAGAAACTGCTTGGTAAGTTCTAACTCATTTAAGAACTTTGGCGTATCAGAGTGCTTCGGATGTCTAGAGATTTGAGCCGCGTCTAAGATATCACCATTCAGAATGATATTCTCGACTCGATCTTGCTTTGCATATTGAATCGCTGCAATAAGCGCCGCTTTGTCATGGATACCTAAGTGAATATCACTAAAG